TCAGACCGGAACGCCCTCCCAAGCCGCCTGGCGGCCAACGAACTGGCCGTTCGCGTCTAGGCCCCGGTCAGCCAGGGTGCGTAGCGCTTCCAGCTTGGCGTCTGCCAGCCCCTGCACCAGGGCCAGCAGGACGTTGCTATCGGCCCCTCGCAGCGCCTCATGCACTGCGAGGGCCGCCTCGGCGTGCAGTGCGCGGGTACGTTCTTCCGTGGTGCGGGCAAGGCTCATATCGGCTTCCGTTTGTAGGTGGGTGTGCGGACATGGACGCTCGGAACCGCCCGCCGATCCAGTCCCCAAACCGCTCTTGGACAGCCCGCGGACAGGCACGGGATCAACGCCGCCGAGCCGGCCGCCAGGTCGTGTAGATCCGCTCCTTCCTGGCCGCCCGCTTCGTACCGATCGTGTACTCGATGCCCACCGTGCGGCCTTGGAATCTATCGAAGCGCGCGCGCATGTCGGGGTGGTCGTTGATGGTGAGGATGGCCCGCCCCTGCAGGGCCGCCAACGCTTCGGCCAGGCGGTCGTATTCCTCGATCGGGAAGGCCCCACCGTAGCCCTCCGTTTGCCAGTACGGCGGGTCTAGGAAGAACAGGGTCTCGGGCGTGTCGTACTTGGCCAGGCAAGCCTCCCACCCGAGCTGCTCCACCACTACCCGGTGCAGCCGTAGATGCGCTGCGCTTAGATCCTCCTCCAGTCGTAGCAGGTTGATGGACTTGGGCGACCGCGCGGCCGTGCCGAACGTCTGCGCGGTCACCTTGCCGCCGAAGGACAAGCGCTGCAGGTAGAAGAACCGCGCGGCGCGCTGAATGTCTGTGAGCGTATCGGGGTGCTGGAGCTGCGCCCACTTGAACATTTCGCGGCTCGTCAGCGCCCAGCGGAAGTGGCGCATGAACTCGTCCAGATGGTTGGCCACGACGCGATACAACCGCACCAGCTCGCCGTGTACGTCGTTGATGACCTCGACCTTCGCCGGCTCGCGGGCGAACAGCAGAGCTGCGCCGCCAGCGAAGGCTTCGACATAGGTGTGATGCGGGTTTTCAGAGAGCAGCGGCAGCAGGTGCTGCAGCAACCGGGTCTTACCACCCGGCCAGGGGAACAACGTCTTCGTTTTCAAATCTCAGCCTTTGCGATGATGAATCGCCAAGATCCTCCTGCTCTCGCGGGAGCGGCAGGGCCTTGGCTTTGATCGCGTGGCTGATACACGCGGTAACGGCGGCGGGTCGGTGCTTGCCGGCATCGACCCGTCGCCCTGTCTCTAGAGCGGCGGAACCTCCTCAAAGGTCCAACCGCTGCTGCTGTAGTAGTCGCCGCCTCGATGCGCGATCGAGCCAGGCACAACGCGGCCGTATAGGGCTGTGCGGTGCAGCTCGGCGATGTTGATCGCGTCAGGTCGACCCCAGCGAGGCACGGCCGCCGCGCGCGCGTCGCCACGCAGCGCGTAATCGAGGCGATCCCAGTCCATACCTCCATCTAGCTCGGCGCCACGCACGACGGCCAACTGATCCGGCGTCAGCGCGAACTGGAGCCGCCGATATGTGCGCCGAGGCACGACGTTCACGCCGCCGCCCAGCGTGCGATCGGCAGTGCTTGGATCGATCCTGCCCGCTTCCCAGTCGCCCTGGATCGGCAGGTCCACTGCCTGCAGCACGACCAGCTCGCCGGCGTCGAAGTCCGATGCCTCGAACTGCAGCTGCAGGCCCACCAGGGAATCATTGTCCGCCGGCAGCACGAACCACGCGGCGCGACTGCCGTCGACCAGGTCCATGACCGCCTGCGTGGCGGCGCCGAGCGGGTAGCTATAGTCGGCATCCCCAAGACGCTTGCCCGTCAGTGCGATCGCAGTGCCGACCGGGCACGTCAATCCCAGAGCAGCGACCAGCCGCACAGCGACTGCACCGATCCAATCGGCACGCAAGCGCACGCTACTGGCGCCCCCGCCGATTCGGGCCACACTGCTCGGCCGGCCGTCCACCAAGGCGGCTAGATTGACGGCGCTGGCGCCATCGACGCTCGGCGTAATCGCCGGTTGTCCATATCCAATCAACATCGCTCAGGCTCCCCAGAACTTCAACGCGTGCTCGCCGGTGGCGCGGTTGCTGGTCACGCCCGTGACCAGCACCTTGCGACCATCCTGCAGTCCATAGCGGTGGTAGGTGATGCGCCCGACTTGACCAGGTCGCAATTGCACGTCGGTACGTCCGGTCATGCGTCCGGCGTAGAAGTAGCGCGGGATAGCGTACAACCCGACCACCCGATCGATCTCCGCTTGTGCGTCCTCGCGCCGATCGAAGCGCGACACCATCGGCGCCGCGGTTTCCGCGTGTGCATAGCGGCGGGCCAGCGTCCCGGCGGCGTACACCTGACCGCGGTATTCGGCGGTCAGCTGCTGTCGCTGCGCTGGCGGCAGCTGCTCCAGGTCGGTGATCAGGTCGCCAGCCCCCAGCACCAAGGCGTTTGGCTGATAGCCCATCCTGCGCGACAGGTTCGGCGCGAGATCGGGCATCACGATCAAATCGCTCTGCAGCTCGCGCCAATCCAGTTCGAACTCCAGGTCAGCATCCGCAACGGTCTCCGGTTCGATCAGTCGGGCAAGCCGCAGCACACCGGCACCGTCCTGCCACCAGTCGGCCGCGTAGCTCGGCAAGATGGCCGTCAATGCCTGGCGCGGCGTGGAAGCCTGGCCCGCGTAGTAACCAATGCCTGCGTATCCAGTCGCCGCGTCGATCGCATCCGCGTCCGCGCTCGCCCATGCTGCCTTCCCGATCCGGCCGAACACGTCGGCCAGTGCCTGCCGCAGCGGCGCGGGCGACAGATCGGGCAGCGTTGACGCATCAGCGACCAGCGGACCTAGCGGCGGCGAGGTCAGCGCCAGTTGCTGCCCTCCCGGCGCCAAGGTGTAGCCAGAGCCTGCAGCGATCACCGCGCCTCGATCCAGCACGCCGCCCACGCTGGCCAACGCCGCGTCCGACAACCACTGCGCGCTTCCATCGCTGTTGACCTTCGCACCCGGCACGCTGCGCACCAGGCCGATGATGACGGGCTGCGCTTGCCATGCCAGCGTATCGCCCTGCGGTGGCAGGAACACGGCCCGATGCAGCGGCTCGTCGAGATCGTCATGCGCGTCGCGAAGGACCAACGCCTTGGCCCCGTCGCTCTCGATGTCAATGCGATCGAGCACATAGCGCCCAACTGGCTGCGCTGTGCCCAACGACTGCCCCTGTACGACCTGGCGCACTGCGACCGGGATATCACGCTCGGCACTGAGCGCGAGCGCGTCCAGGACGCCACCGGCGTCTTGAACGCGCATTTGCGCTGTGCCGCCGCGCGATGCTCCGTCCCACGGCCAAAACGAGACCGATGCGATGGTGGCGAGTCCTTCGGTCGAGACAATGCCCTGATACGGCTGGTCGGCCGGCGCATCGCCGGCAGCGCTCATGTAGTCCTCGCTGGCCAGGAAGGTGGGCGAGAACGCACCAGCAGGCGGCGCCCAGCCTGCGCCATTGATCGCCGGGCTGATGCCTTGCCACTGGCCCGCATTGACGATGCAGCGCAGGCCCTGGGCCGCAGTTGATGCGATCGATGCAGCGAAGTGGACGGGGCCTGCGAACTGCACGTCGACCTGCGCCACCACTTGGGCGCCGCGATAGAACGTGACGACCGACGGATTGCCGACGACCACGCGGACACCGAGCGGCTCGTCCTTGCTCGGCGTGGGCAGGCCAGCAGCCACCAGCGAGCCATTCAGCAGCACTTGGCCGCGGTGTAGGCGCCATCCGATGCCATTCGCAGATCCCACTTCTGCAGACAGCGCCGCGCCGGTCGTCACTACGCCGAACGTCGCCTCTAGTTCGTCGTCTCCCCAGAACATGACCTCGATGCCATGCGTGCCAGCGGACTGCGCAAGGTTGCTACGCGACATTGCTGCGAGCGAAGACGCTCCTGTCGTGGTCAGCGTCAAGCCTGCGTCCTCAACCATCAGGCCATCCCCGATAGGACTCGCGGCCCAGCGTGCGTAATCCACCGCCATCGGCTACGCCTCAGCTTCCGGGATGCTGGCGACAGGCGGCGCGACACTGCGCAGATACGCATCATCGGTTGCGGCCTTGATCATCGCCTTGAGCTTCCACCCCGGAAAGTCCTCGGTAGTGCCGGTGGCTGGGTTCGCGATGGTGTAGTTCTTGCCGACCAGGTCCTTGATCGACTCGGCCAGAATGCCGAGAGGTTCGCCACGGTCGGACATCTGGAAAGTCACCGTGCCATCGTCGTTGTAGGGATTCCAGACGATGGAAATGCGCGGGGCGATCGGATCGGCATCGGGATCGGGCGCCTCGACGTTGGCCAGGTACGCGGCCCGCGTGGCCGCCTTGATGCCGAGGAGCAACTTCCAGCCAGGCTCGCGCAACTCGACCTTCGACTGCGCATCCACAATCGCGTAGTCCCGCGACACCAGGTCCGCGATCGTGCCAAACAATACCCTCAGGAAGAACCGCTCCAGCACCTTGATTTCATCCCCGGTCTTTTTCGTGGACATCTGCTCGAGATGGAACTCGACAGGCCCATCGTTCGTTTCCGAATCCCAGGTGATCTCGATGCGCGGCGATACCACCTTGGTCAGGGTGCCGAAGATAGGGTTGCTGCTGATGATGGCCATGCTTTGCTCCAGCGTTACAGGAAGTTGTTGGCCACGTCGACAACCAGCACCGCGCCGGAGATCGAATTGACCATAGTGATGTTGTCGGTCCAGAGGAACCCACTGATTTCCAGGGCGGTGATTCCGGTGGGGGTGGTCTTGTACCCCACGTAGTACTGGTAGTTCTGGCCCGCCGGTGCCGTCGGCAACATGTACGAAGTGATCTGGTTCACGATGACTGCGTAGCTCCCTTGCGGGAGGTCATTGCGGACGGTGGCCGACATGATCTTCGGAGGAAAGCGCAATGCGTCGAAGGTGCAAACGCTGCCCGAGCTGAAGGTTTTTACCCCGTAGTTGGATAGGCTCGAAGGGTAGTCAAAGACGAAATAGGTAAAGCTGGCGCCTGCATTCACGGAACTGCCAAGCACACGGAAGCGCCACTGGCCGTTGCCAAGGTTTACCGACGACATCACGGTCAGCTGTGCGTTCCCACCCTGCACGGCAAGGGTTGGCCTCTGCCCACTGACAACCAGGTCGGCAAGCGCAGCTGCTGCAAATGAACCGCTCCCTCTGACCAGGGTCGCCGTTCCACGACCGGTCATGCAGTAGTTAATCCCCACCTCCGAGTCGATCAGGATGTTGCCGTGGGTGCCAGTGATCCGAATGCCGTCGGTCATCAGTAGTACCCGTACAGGATCGTGTAGTTCGAGGCCCCACCATTCGGAAACGACCAGCTCACGGTATTTCCAGAAATGCTGGCCTGAATCATCGAGCGGGTGCCCGTCTCGGTCGGCGCCAGCACGATATGAAAGGGTGTGCCGCCGGACAGGCGGGGGTCGGTAATGCTGCCGCCGCCAGCACCTGCGCTGATCTCGCCGATGATCCGAGGCAATCGACTTGTGATGTCGGCGACCAGGACTCCATTGGGGTCCCAGACCTTCAGTCCGTCAGCCATCAGATGTTGACCCCAATGGCCACACGCTTTACCCCGTTCGCATCGTAGACCCGGAAGTTGCCTTCGCTCAGCTCCATGCGAGCACCGGAACCACTGGAGAGGAATCGGACCTTGTCGAACAGGAAGTCGATGGTGGACGTGGTGCCGTTGTTGACGGACTTGATGCCCGCGATGCGGCCATTGACGTCCAGTGAGAGAACCCAGGACGCCTGATAGCTGGCCACACCGTTCTCAACCGAAGTCACGCGCGTCGAGAGCGACTGGGTTGCCGTGGCGTACTTGCTGTCCATCCCTGCGATGTTGTTGACCCAAGGCGACGGCAAGGTCTGGTCGGGCCGTGCTTCCTCGATCATCGGCCTGACGAACCAGGCGAAGATGTACGGGGCGGCCGGATCACCCTGCACCCATAGCTCGATGCGCATGTAGCGCGTCCCTGCAGGAGCCACCGCACGCTTGAAGGAGCGCCCATAGGACTCCAGTGTTTGCCCGCCGCTGTTCGTGACCCTGGTGCCGTCGCCCCCACCAGCAATCTCCGCGAAATTCGCGTCGAGGAACACGAACTTGCAGTACGCAGCTACACCACCCTGGAGTGCGGCATAGACGGACGCGATGTAGGCAAGGCCGGGGGTCGCCGCAACCGCTCCGTTTTGGACGGTGACGTAGCCATTGGATCCAGCATTGCGGAAGAGCTGTAGCGCGACCATGCGGGCTGGCACCCAATTCCCGTCACCTGCCACGGCACCGAACGCGGTGTTGCCGCCCCATTGATCCAGGCTCTTCGACCAGTACTCAGGCCCGGTTTCGAAGGCGGGATTCAGGGCGAAATTGTTGCTGGTGCCCAGCTGGGACTTGACGCTGGTGAGCGCTGTGCTTTGCGAGGTGATCGCGTTCTCTGTCGCGGTAACGCGCGTGCCTAGCGAGGTGACTGCCGAGGCGTCGGCTTTTCCTGCGAGACCGTTTTGCAGCGTGGTGATCGACTGCCCTTGGGAAGACAGCGAGTTTTCGGCGCCGGTGACGCGCGTGGTCAGCGCCGTCACTGCCGACGCATCCGCCTTGTTGGCGACGGCGTTCTGCAGCGACGTGACGCTTTGGCCTTGCGAGGTGATCGCGTTCTCGGCCGCGGTAACACGCGTGCCGAGCGAGCTGACTGCCGAGGCATCGGCCTTGCCGGCGACGGTGTTCTGCAGGCTTGTCAGATCCTCGCCCTGCGAGGACAGCTCGCCCTCGGCGTCGGTGACGCGCGTGGTCAGCGCGGCCAGCGCCGAGGAATCGGCCTTGCCTGCCACTGAGTTCTGAAGGTTGGTGATGCTCTGGCCGATGGACTCCAGTGCACCCTCGGCGTCGGTGACGCGCGTGGTCAGTGCAGACAGTGCCGCAGCGTCCGCCTTGCCCGTGAGCGCGTTCTGCAGGTTCGTGATGCTCTGGCTCTGCGAGCTGAGCAGGTTCTCGGTATCGGTGACACGCGTGGTCAGCGCCACGACGGCGCTGGCGTCGGCCTTGCCCGCCAGCTGCGATCGCAGCCCATCCACGTCGCTGGAAAGAATGTCCAGGTCGCCCTGCAGTTCGATCACCGAGGCTTGCGCCTGGCTGACGGCGATCGCGGTCGCGCCGACGGCCTCGGCGAGGCTGTCGTATGCGCCGAGGTACGACCAGTACGCGTCCTCCGTTGGCGGGTGGCCAGCCGGCACGTCGACCTTGGCGACATAGATTCCGCCGTCGTACTTGACCAGCATGCCCTTCGGATAGGCAGTGTCCGCCTGGTACGCGGTCGCGTTCAGCGCCGCCTGCAGGTTCGCAAGCTCCTGAGCCTGGTCGGCCAGTGTGTTGGCTGTTTCCTGCAGTTCCTCCGCCTGGGACTGCAGTTCCTCCGCGAGGGCCTTGGTTCGATCCACTAGATCCTGCGCAAGCTGCTCATCGCGCGCCACGGCGTCCAGAAATTCTTGCTTGATCTGCGACGTGGTGAGATCCGGTGCCACCGGCGCCGTGGTGGTCCCCTGGCCGGTCTGGCCATTGATGCTCGCCCGAATACGGAAGTACCAGGCGGTGTTCGTCCCGTCGCTGTAGAGGTAGCGCGTCGCGGTGGTGCGGGCGATCTCTTGCCAAGGCCCATTTGCCCCAGCGCCACGATCGATGATGTAGACCACGCCCGTGCCGGGGACGGCATCCCACTGCAGCAACACGCCGTCGGTGACCGGCGTCGTGCCCACGCCGGTCGGCGGAGCGACCGGCGGCGCCTGGTAGATTGCCGGCACCCAGCTCGCCGCAGGCCGAATAGCCGGCGTTACTGCAGGCAGCGGGCCTGCGCCGATTTCGATCAGAAGGACGGGGCGGCTCATAGCGCCTGCAGCTCCGCGACGCGGCCTCGGGTCACCAGCACGTTGATACCGTCGCGGATCTGCGCCAGCACCTGCGTGTCCTGCGAGCCGCCGGAACCGCCTGAGGTCGCGCTGGAGGTCGAGCTACCAGCCGGGACGGTGGCGGCCCTGGCCGATGCCGGCAGTTCCCGATCGGCCAGCACCGTCACCATGGCCTGGGCGATCCGCTCCGGTAGATCCTCCAGGATGTCAGCCAGGTCGGATAGATCCGTCTTCTGCGCGGTGAGGTAGTCGTTGAGGTCGGACAGCGACAAGCCGAGATCGCCGGCGAGCGCTTCCGGCGTCATGCCGGTGACGTTGCGCAGGATCTGCAGCGGATCGCCGCCGTTGACGCCCGCCAAGTCGCTGACGCCTTGTGCGATGCGCTGAGCGCGCTCCAGGCGCGCGGCGGCCTCCTGCTGCGCCTGCAGCGCGGCGCGCTGCGTGTAGAGCTGCTGGAGCGATGCGGCACTGCCATCGGCCCCGAATTGCTTCGCCAGCTGCAGCACGGCAGCGTAGTCGGCCTGGTAGCCGGCGCCGCTGGCGTTGAGGTTGCGGCTGATCTCCAGGAACTGCTGAGCGTACTGGGTGAAGCTATCGACGTTGCCGCTTGCCGCAGCACTGCGCATCAGGTCGTTCGCCGTGCCACGCTTCTGCATGTCGGTGTCGGGCGACAGGGTGTCGCTGAGCGAGAGCGACTTGATGAAGTCCTCGATCTTGCTGCCGGCGCCGTCCGCGGCGCCGCCCAGCTGCTCGATCTGGTCATTGATGCGGTTCAGCGCCAGGTCGACCAGCTCCGATTCCAGCGACTTCACCAGCGCGTCGGTCTTGAGCTGCGCGGCCTGGCGCACGGCCGCCAGGTCTTCCTCGCGTGCCGACAGGCCGTGCAGCGCTTTGGCCTGGTCCTGCAGCGCCGTGATCCGCTGCTTTTCTTCCTGGGCGATCGCCAGGCGCTGTTTCGCGAACTCGCTGAAGCCCTGGGTGGCCACCTCCTGGTATGCGGTCGCCGCGGTCGCGGCGTAGCTCCGCGCGCCGGACATGATGCGCTGGTAGGTCTGACTCAGCGTCTCGTCTGCACGGCCCAGCAGCTCGACCAGGTCGGTCAGCCGCGACAGCCCGCCAGTGGTCAGCAGGCCGGAGCCGTTGTTGATGTCCACCGCGGCCGCGAGCAGGAACTGCGCGCCCTCATCCAGGGTCGCCGCTGAGCTGCGCCAGCGTTGAGCGATCGCGCTGGCCGTGTCATCGAGCTGGGAAATCTGGCCGATGATGTTCTCGGCGTTCAAGCGCTGGCTGAACTCTTCGGCGGTCTCGTTGTAGATGGTGCCCAGCACCGTGCTGAACTCTTTCTTGAGCTTGCCCTTGGCATTGGTGACGCGGGTAAAGCTGCCTTCGATGATGTCCACGCTGGCCAAGCCCAGCGCATTGGCTGCCTGCTCGGCGGTGTCATGGATCGCGGCATACAGATCCGCGGCCGCCTGGCGGGATTCGTCACCCGGATCGACCGAGCGCCTGCGCTGCTTGCGACCGCCGAACAGAGCTTTCTGGCGCTCTTCCAGCAGCTCGGCCTCGGCATAGCCGCCCTGCTCGGTGATGCCGAGCGTGGACGTGATTTCCTTGGCCTTGAACTTCGTGCCAAACAGCTTGCCGCCGCTGGCCAGGTCGATCAGCGCCAGCGCTGCGATGATCCAGCCCACGACGGGGATCGCCGCCGCTGCGCCCGTAGCACCAGCCACCGCGCCGCCTGCAGCGGCCGAACCAGTGGCGTACAGGCCAGCACCCGCTGTCGCCGCGGTGGCGGCGCTGGCGCCGCTCAGGGCGCCGACCGCAAGGGTGCCACCCACATAGCCCAGCGTGCCGTAGCTGACGCCGGCCGCAGCAGAGGACAGGCCGCCGCTGCCAGCGTTCTTGTAACCGTACAGGGCACCACCGACAGCGCTGAGCCAAGGCATCGCCGCAGCGCTGACGCCACCGCTGCCGCCGCCGTAGAGCGCCTGCAGAGCGCTGACGTTGAAACCGCCGCCGTTGCCGCCAGCGCCGCCCAGGTTGTTGCCGAAGCCCATCAGGGAGCCGGCACCGGCCATGACCGAATTGCCCCAGCCGCCGTTAGCCGCCATGGAGCTAGTGCCCGTCAGGCCGCGGCCGCCACCGACCATGCTGGCCAGCTGCGTCATCCACCCACCGGACGAGCCACCGCTGCTGGAGAACGCGCCGCTGATGGCATTGGTGAGCATCTGCTGAAACGGGCGCACAAAGTCCTGCTCGAGCATGGTGCGGATCAGGTCGCGCCAGCCGCGCTGGAACACGTCTTTAAGGCCGCTGAAAAAGTCCTTTGAACTGTCGATGCCGCCGCTGAAGGTGTCGGCGAGCAGATCCGCGAAGTCCGCCACGCCGCGGGTGGCCACGTCGGCCCATTCCTGCAGGTCGGCCACCTGCTGCTCGATCTGCAGTGAGAGATCCGCGTAGGCGCGCGCCTGATCGAGCAGACTCTCGGTCATCTCGGCATTGATGCCGGCGCCGGCTTTGTTCGCGTCGCTGATCGCTTCGCGCATGTCGTGCTCGTTGCGCATCTGGCGGGTGGCACGCTCGCGTGCGATGCCGACCTTACCCAGCAGTGCGACCTCGCTGGACATGCTGCTCAGCAGCGTCTGCGGCGCCTGCTGCTCTTTGCGCAGCGCATTGCTGGCCTGCGTCAGCTCGTAGGCCGAGGCCTTCACCAGCGTGTTGTAGTCGGCCTGGGTGACCTTGTGCTTCTGCAGCTCCAGGTCTAGTTCCATCACGCGGCGGGTGTGCTTGCCCTCCGCTTCGGCCAGCGGGCCATTGAGGGTTGCGGCCGCTTCGGCCGCCTGGGCCGCGTATTTGGCCTGTGCGTCGGCCTGGGCCTGGCGCTCGGTCTTGAGCTTCTCGGCGGCCTGCTTGGCGGCGCTGTCAGCCTTGGTGGCGGTCTGGGTCGCCTTGGTGTAGCGGTCATTCTGCTCCGTTGCCGCGATCAGCTGCTCGTTGAGCGTGCGCAGTTGCTGTGCCTGGCTGCTGGTCGGGTCGATGCCCTTATCGGCGAGCGTCTTGATGAAGCTCGCGCGCAGGGCGGCCGCCTTGCCCTGGCTCTGCTCGATCGCCTTGATCTGCAGCTGATTGATCTGCTGGTTGAGGCCCTGCGAGATTTCGGCCATGGCTGCCTTCACCGCCGCGCCCGATGCGGCAGCTGCAGGGCCGAGCTGCTCAAGGCTGGCAGTGGCCAGCCGGTTGGCGGCATCGACATCCACCATCTTCTTGGCCCACTCTACGAGCAGCGGCTTGGTCTGCTCCAGCGTGAGGCTTTGCGTCGCTTGGCGCTTAATGAGCGCTTCCAGGCTGTCCCGCTGGGCCTCGGTCGCATTCGTTACCCCGGCGTACTCAAGCACAAGATCGGCTACCACGTTGGTTGCCCGTTCGTAGCCTTGCGATAGCTGTTCCTGGCGCAACCGTGCCGCCGACAAGTTCTGCGCCGCTTCCTCTAACTGTTCGTTGAACCCAGGCGGCACAATTCCCGACTTCGCGAGCCACATATCGCGTGTGCGGATCAGTTCCTCGTAGCGACCTTTCACAACCTCCAGTTCTTCTGTTGCTTTGCCGAGTGTCTCCACGGAATTGGACAGGTTTGCGAAGGAGGTGTTGGCGGTCTCCCGGTTGAAGCCTTTCAGCGTCTCAATCGATGCCTGGAAGCCGGCGCTTACCGCTCTGGAAAGCTCTTCGGCTTTTTCCCGGCTGTTCGCCGCCCACATGACGAAGAGGGTGAGCGCGGTGATCGCCAAGCCGACCGGTCCGCCGAACGCAGCCATGGTGGTGTTGAGGCCACGCATCGCGGCCGCTTTCGCGGTCAGTGCGATCGAGGAAGCCTGCGCCGCGGTCGCGGTGCGGAGCTGCGCGGCCGCCAGGCCGGTCTCGGCCGCGACCAGGCTTCCAGCTGCACCAATGCCGGCCCGCGCCAGGGCGACACGCCCTGCGGCCTGGACCTCGGCTGCACGCGCGGCCGCCAGCTCGACCTGTGCCAGCTGCCGGCTCGCGTTCGCTGCCATGATCTTTTCGGCGGTGGCCTTGACCAGGTTGGCCGTGAGCCGGCTCCCGAACGCGACCGCCACGATGCCGACGACCTGGTCCAGCGCCTGCAGATTGCGCGCCAGGAACGCCACGCTCTCGGCCAGCGCGCTGCCAGCGCCCAGCTCATGCGAGCCTTCGCCGACGAACTGGAGGATGCTGTTGCGCAGCTGCACCATCGCGCGCTCGACCGTCAGCGGCATGGAGTTGAACTCAGCCTCGATCGCGGCCGACTGACTCTCCAGCGCCTTGACCAGCTTGTCCACGCTGACCTGGCCGTCGTTGACCATCTTGCGCAGCTGGCCCATGCCGACGCCTAGACCATCTGCCAGCGCCTTGGCCAAGCGCGGCGAATTCTCGACAACGCTGTTGAATTCCTCGGCACGTAGCGTGCCACCGGCGAGCGCCTGACTGAACTGCGTAATTGTGTTGCTGGCCGCCACGGCGCTGGCGCCGCTGATCGCGAAGGTGCGATTGATGGATGCGGTCAGCGCCAGTTGGCGCTGTTGAGAGACGCCGTACTCGGCGGTGGATTGCGCCAGGCGCGCGTAGAGCGTGGCCGTGCTATCCAGCGCGGTGGACGTGCGCTGCGAAATCGCGAAGACCTGGCCCTGGGCAACGGCGAACGCCTGCTGCCCCGACGTGGCCAGCTTCAGCCGGCCGGTGATGTTGGTGTACTCGTCCGACAAAGCGACCAATGCGCGAGCGCCCTGCAGTCCGGCAAAGCCGGCCGTTGCCGCCTTCGCCACATTGAGCGCCGAGGTCATCGCCGCGACCTTGCGCCCAGCCTGGTCGGACGCGTTCCCCAAGGCGGTTACGCCCTGACTGCCGCGTTCGGCTTGCTGACCCGACGTGATCGCTGCCTTGCCGAAACCCTCGACCTCGGCCTTGGAGACGCGAACCACCGGCACCAGCTTGCTGTTGTCGGCGGTCAGGCGAAGGGTAACGGTGGGATTGCTCACGCGGTGCGCCTATGCGGTTGGATCGTTTCTGGCTTGTCGGGTGGCCTGGACCAGCACCTCGATGCAGGCGACCAGGTCGGCATAGGCAGCTGGTTCGACGCGGTGGAGCCGTGCGGCGGCTTCAATCTCGATTGCGCTGATTCCGTCGTAGATGGGCGCGTGCATGCCGGTGACCCACTGGGCGCGGCATTGACGGAACACCATCACTGCCTGCCAGTTCTCTTCCAGCACGTCCACCTGCTCGGCGGCGGCCTCGGCGTTGCCACCGTCGCGCAGGAAGTCCGCCGCACTGACGGTCGGATCGGGATCTTCATCGTCCCGTTCGCGGCCGCCAGTGCGTGGACCCTTCCCAATCAGCGCCCGCGCGACGGCTTCGAGTTTTTTACGCGGGCGTCGCCGTACTGCTCGAAATACGCCTGCAGGACGCCGGCCTGCAGGAAGGTGGACCAGGCACCGTCGTAGATCTCATTGAGTGCGGCTTCGCCGTTGATCGGCGCGCCGGCTTCGTCGCCGAGACCCTCCACGCTGACCAGGATCAGGCGCAGGTATTCCGCATCCGAGGTTTCCTGCTCGGTCAGCTCGCGCATGCGGTCCTTGGAGAGGATCTTCACCTTGCAGGTGATGGTGCCTTCGTTGAAAGCGTTGGGGTTGTCGGTGGGCAGGCGCAGCTTGACCAGCAGCGCCACGGTCTCGGTCTTGGTGAGTCGGAGCATCGCTCGAAATCCTTTGGGAAGGTGGTTTGAAGCCCGCGTAATCGCGGGGCATCGCCACTTTGCCCGCGCGCGCGATGCGGCCGGGACTAACGCGCGCTAATGAAAAAGCCCCGCACTTGGCGGGGCTTTGGAGGGGTGGAGCGAGCCTATCAGGTTACGGCGAGCTGTCGCCGAACTCGATGTAGAACTCGTCCCCGCCGGTATCGCTGGCCACGCACGGCCCGGACAGTTCCCAGCCGTAGTCGCCGTCGATCTCGGTCTCGTTGATCGTATCGATCTGGCCGCGGATGCCCAGCTCGCTATACAGGCCATCGGTTGGCGTGAGCCGCAGGGCGATCTGCAACGGCGTCGCCGCATCGCGCACCGCCCAGGGATTGAAATCCCCCAGCGCGGTCTTGGCGATGCGCAGCGTCCAGGTCGGCGCGCGATCGGTGATGCCCGTTTCCTTGTGGCTGGTGTACTCCTTCGGCGTGATCGTATTCGCGAAGTCCACCGCCAGCGACTTGGCCCAGCACAGCAGCGGCGCGCCGCCGGGAAGCACCGTCACGTGGGTCTCGGTGTTGTTGGCGCGGCACACGACCGGCACCGTGTCCGGCAGCACGATCGTCGGCAGCGCGTCTTCGCTGATGTTCTCGTAGTCGCCCTGGATACGGATGTTGCCCTTGAAGCGATCCCCGACCGCCAGGGTCAGGCTGCTCACGTTGTGGCGAGCGGCCGCCACCTGCTTGACCGTGCCCGCATGCCACCACTTCGCGTCTGACAACGCGATGTTGGCGCTGATCGGGTTGTAGCGCGTGGTCTTGGCCGCTGCATCCTTGACGACGGTCATGCCCGCCGGCAACAGCAGCACACCGCAGTCGGCGTCGCTGGTCGCGGCTGCGCCAGGCGTCGCCGGCGGATACAGCTCGAACTCGCCTTCGATGAAAGCGCGCTTCGCGCCGACAGCGAACGGCTGGCCGGTAAAGTGTGGGCGGTCGATCGGGCGCTCGATCTTGTCGAACTCCGTACCGGAGGTGCCATTGAACAACAGCACGCCGTTGCCTGCTGCAGTCGGCACTACCGGGGTGTTGGCGAGGGTACGCAGGGCAAGCGCAAGGCCGCGCCGCTTGAAGGGTTCCAGAGTGGGCTGAGCCATGGGGCTTATTCCTTGGGTTTGGTCTTGCGGCCGGCAGACGCCGGAGGGGATGCTTCATCGATAGGAGGCACCGGGAGGCCGGGGCCTCCGGTGCGCAGCTCGGTGTGCGCGTAGATCGGGGTGGAGAGCTGCTCGGCAGACTCATCGATCAATTCGCCGTCAACGACGCGCCAGGCGCCGCCGCGGGTGGGGGTCGGTTTGTTCATGGTTGTACCTGCTGGCTCATGCGGTAGTTGGTGCCGAACACCTGCTGGCTCACGAGCCAGCCGGCGGCGTAGCTCTCGTCGCGCCCGGCCTGGAACGACAGCGCCTCGAAGGCATCCACCGGCGCCCAGCCGAACAGCGCGGCGCGCACCTGGGGGATCACCTCGCTATCCATCTGCTCGCGTGCGCCGGCACCCGTGTGCTCGGCCCCGTAGTGACGGACGAACAGCACGACACGCAAGGTCACGTCGCAGTTCTGGATCGCGACCGGCCCGGTGTACTTGATCGCCCGGCCGATCTCCGCTGCGGTGACGTAGGCTGCGGGTGCGACGCGGGGTTGTTGCGTCAGCGCCGTGGCCAGGTCGGCGGCATTGCCGACATCGAGCAGCGAAGGCGCACGCAGGCGCAGACGCTCGATCGCCGCGGAGACCGGAAACGGCCCGACGCTCATGGCATGAACTCGCGACCGAACACCTTGGCGCCGGTATCGAACTGGATCTCGCCGGCCGAGCTGTCGCCGACCGTGGGGTCTTCCACACCCAGGCTGAACTTGCCCTCGGCAATCAGCTGCAGGAACTTCACGGCATCGCGGTAGTCCCGCGCGACCGGGTCGGTGCGGTCATCGGTGATGCGGTCGTTGTGCAGCTTGTAGCGCACGATGGCACGCGACCAGGTGATCAGGATGCCAGGCGGATTGGGCAGCGGCAGGGTGTACCGGCGACCGAGGTAGCCGTCGACCAGGGCATCGGCCTCGGTGATCGCTTGCGAGATCCGCGCAGCGGCCGCATCGGCCTGCTGCACTTCGGCGGCTGGGTAGCCACTGCGATCGCCAGCGCGGAGCGTCAGCTCCATCAGCTCGGCCGACACCGGGCGCTGGTGCTTGTCGCTGGCCACCTGGGCCAACTCCAAGGCACCCGGTATCTCGGCGAGCTGCGGGAGCGTGATGTACGACATCGCTTACTTGCTGCTCTTCTTGTCGCTGGCCTTCTTCTCGGCGGCAGCGCGATCGGCTTCGGCCTTCTCGGCAGCGACCCGGTCGGCTTCGGCTTTCTCGGCAGCGATGCGGCCGGCCTCGATCTTCTCGATCGCTTCGCGGGCGATGCGCTGATTCTCGGTCTCGATCGCCGGCATCACGATCAGCTCGGGATCGCTTGCGATCGCGCGCAGCTGCTCCCTGCTCAGGTTGTCTTCGGCGGTGATGTCACGCCCTTCGCGGGTGAAGTACATGCCGGCGCGCCAGCGGCCGCGCTCGGACTTGGATTTGACGGTGACTTTGTCGTTGGCCATGTGCCAGCTCCTGGGAATAAGGGTGCAGGGTGTCCGCCTGCTGCAGCCCGGCATTTCCTCCGGGCCTCTGTCGACCAAGGCGATGGCGGAATCGCACCGCCATCGCCTGCCTGCGCTGCTCCTGCGTTCGGCCTTGCGCCGACCAGGTGGCAGGGTTCGGGAGCTGCGCGAGTGCGATCTCGCCGCGTTCCCCGACTCTTGCAGCGGCCTTGCGGCCGCAATTCAGTCCCTACGACAGGCGGGCGTCGTCCAGGACTTCGACCAGGCCCTTCATCACGTTGTCGGTGCCGGAGATCTGTGCGGCGGTGAGGATCTCGGCCGCCTTGAACTTGAGACCGGTCGGCACGACCAGGACACGCGGCTTGATGTTCAGCGTCCGCCCGTTGTCGCCCTTGCGCTCGGCCATCGCGGTGTAGGCCGCCTGCAGGTTCTCGGCGGTCAGCGGCTTGCGGCTCGCGTAGGCCTGCTGCCAGAAGCCAAAACCGACGTTGTTGCGGGCGTCCACGCCGTAGACGTATTCGCCGCGCATGAACACGTTCTGGTCATCTTCCTGGTTCAGCGCCACGAAATTGGGCTTCTTGCGGTCCTGGAAAATGATCGGCTTCAGCGCACGGCTGGTGTCCAGCAGATACCACGTGGCACCGGCGCCGCCGTTGTCGTCGTAGTTGGACTGCGTGACGGTGTTGCCGTTCTCGTCGATCACCGGATGGTCCGTGTCGAAGAAGTTCTGACCGTCGTAGCAGACGGTGGTGTTGCCGGCCTTGAGCATGCCGAACACCAGCTCATCGGGCTGTTCCTGCGCCGACTGGCCCATCTCCTGCATCATGGGCGTGTAGATGCCGTACTGGTCATCCTCGATCGAAGTGCGTGGCACACCGACGGTCAGTTCGAACGGCTTGTTCTTGATCGAGTAGCCATGGGTGGCCATGCCGTTGATGACGCGATCGCCGAGCCATTCGCGCATCTTCGGGAACTTGCCGAGCCAGCCGTATTCTTCGATGCCAGCGGCGGACGGCACGATGGTGGCGATCTTCTGATACTGGGATTCGGCCGCGCCCAGGCCCAGGGTGAAAGCGGCCTTGAAGGCGGTGTAGAGCGCCTGCAGGTTGTACTTGTTGATGATCATCTAGGTGTCTCGTCGGAATGTAGGTGGAGCGGAATCAGCCGACCAAGACCCAGACGCCGCCGGCATCCACGTCGATGATCTTGCCGGCGCTCTTGCGCGCGGCGCTGTTGTCGGTCTTGGCCACGGTCTGGTCATCGACCACGTAGCAGGTGTTGCCGATGTCGGCGCGGGTGATCAGGTCGGCCGCAGTGCTGTTGGCGAACTGATAGCAGCCACGAGACGCCTCGACGCGCGCAGTGCCATTGCCCGTGACGGTTTCCTCGGCTACACCCACCACGACACCGGAGCCCGCAGTACCAGCCGGTACCGCGTTGCCGCCGGCGGTCAGCAGCGCGACCTGGGTGCCCGCGAAGATGGTGGTGCCGGGGTTGACCAGGTGGCTGACCCGGTCCGCGTTGCGCCGCTTGGTGTTGCGGCCTTGGTTTGCTGCAGTCATCGGGAGAAGTCCTCGATCTTGTTCGGGTCAGTGGGGAGGTCAGGGCTTGGGCTTGCTGGCCGCGAAGTCCTTCGGATCGATGCCGGTCGCGGTGCAGACCGCCAGTTCGTCCGCAGTGAGGCCGTTCTCATCCTTGCCGCCGGCCGGTTGGCGCCCGCCGGTCTGGGTCGCGCTGAGCGCGGCCAGCGGATGGGCGGTGCCCAGGTAGGCGGTCAGCGACGCGATGTTCTGCTTGCCCAGTTCGGTCGCCCAATCCTTCTGCGCGGACAGCAAGCGGCCATCGGCCAGGCCGGCCTCGACCAGCTCGGTCACCTTGCGATCGGTGTTTTCGGCCGACAGTGCGGCGAGCTGGCCCTTGATCTCCTCGACCACGCCGACCGGCACGTACTTCGCCGGGTCCGGCGTCGCGGCCGCGGCCTGGGTCTTGAGGGCGGTACAGGCGGCGAGCGCACCCTCGGGGGCGGCGCCCAACGCGCTGGCAAGCTTGTCCAGGGTGTCCAGCTTCGGCCGGAGCGCGGCGCAGGCGGCGATCGCCTGGTCTTCGGTGGTGGTCTCGGGCAGCGCGAGCGCGGCCAGCAGGGCCTTGAGCAGCGGATTCATTGCAGGTTCCTCTTCGGGATCGGGATCGGGATAGCCGAACGTGGCAGCCGCGCGGCGCGCGAGCGGCTCCATGCCATCGATGGCGGGGTTGTTGGTGATCGCGGCCATCTCGATGGCCAGCACGTCCCCGGTCTTCTCGTCGTAGCGGAAGACCGGGGACACGTAGCGGTACTCGCCTGCCTGGATCAGTTCGGCGGCACGGGCGGTCAATTCGACGGTCGCCCACAAGCCGGTGTCGCGCCATTGCAGCGCTCGCATCCAGGCTGCGGCCGGCGCCGGCTGCCCGTTGGTTTCCTTGTGGAGCGTCTGATGCTCGTAGTCCACCACCGGCGGATTGCGGCGCGCGTTGAAGCGCTCCATCACGCGGGTGGCGATTGCCTGGTCGATGCGCCAGGCGGGGACGGACATCGCGCGGCCATCGCTCGGCCGGAATGCACCGGCCGGTGTCAGCTGGATGTCCATCGTCAGATCCGCGCCGACCTGCGGCAGCTCGAAGGCACACGCCGCCAGCGCAACGCTGGTGCGGCGATCGGATCGGGGAGAGGTCGGGGCAGGTCGAGTCATCCCGGCCAGTGTTGGCGCCGGGCCGGCAGTGCCGGGAGTAGCGATTGCTAATGCTTGGGGCGCCCTTCGCGGGGGGCGGCGCAGCGACCGGCGGACCATACCACTCGGGCGGCAAAATCGGCCACTCGGGCGAAGTGCGAGGGGGCGGCCGGGTCTGGGTAGCGTTTGAAAGCCGTTTAAATCGCGCCCAGGGCGCCGGCGGCCCCCTCGGACGGGCGGTGGGCGCGCCCCAGGGGCTGCAAGGGGCCTTAGCGCGCGATTCTGGCGGTCGCCCCGATCAGGTCGACTCCGAGGTCAATTCGAACCAGGCGATCGCCGTCGCGTCGATCGCCGCCTCGTCTTCAGCGCTCACGCCGAGGAACGGGCGTGCCGGCAGTCCGGGGTGGTGCACCTTGTGGACGAACGCCGGCCCCTCCTTCCCGGACTTGCTGGTGCGGGTGCCCATGCCTGGCCAGAACAAGGCCTTGCCGTTCTTGGCCTCGATCACGTAGGGATCGGTGCCTTCCTGGTGCCAGCGTGCCTGCTTTGCGCTGGCGCTGATCTCGACCCAGTCCGGGCCGGAGCTGGGGAAGATCTCGTCACGCATGCGCCCTGAGTCCCGCAGTGGCGTGCGTCCGCTGCCATCGGCCAGCGGCTGCCATGCGACGCCGTCGGGGCCGATGCCGGTGTCGAAGCGCGCCTGGGTGCTCTCGGTCAGGATCTCGCCGATGTCGGCCATCAGCCCGCTGAGATCGACGCTGCGCTCCAGCAGCTGCGCGAACCAGCGCTTGGCCCGTTCGTCATTGACCAGGACGACCAGTGCGTCCGTCACGGCTGCGCGGCCTCCCCGACGTTGTAGGCCCATTCCGGCGGAGGATCGCCCGGCGTGTCCGGCGGCACCACGTCGGCCTGGGCTTTGCCCATAGCCCGCAGGCGCGCCGCCGAGACACCCACGGCCGTGCAGCGACAGCCCCAGCCGTTCGGCGGGTAGTGCGTCCGCCACCAGGCGTCATTGGTCGGCAGGATCAACCCGTTCCAGCGCTTGTGCTGCTCGCGCGGGTTTCGCACCGTGTTGTGCACGTACTTCAGATAGGGGAAGCCCTTCAGCGTCTCCCAGCGCCCGGCCTGGTAGGACGTGCGCAAGTTGGTGTGATAGATGATCGACGTGCGCCAGGCGGTGCGCGCGGCCGTCTCCGATCCCGTCCAGCCGACCCAGCCATGCCGCGACACGATCTCCGCGAAGCGGCCGCGGAAGTCGGTGATCGTCTCGCCATCGCTGATCGCCGCCATCACCGACTGGCGTAGATCCTCGAGCAGCGCATCTTTGGTCGCACCGGCGACGGTGAATGCTTTGGCGTGCTGCGCCTGCCACAGCTCATCCCAGCGCCGTGTGGGCAGGTTGAGCTTGCGCTGGAAGTAGGCGCGCGCTTCCGGGAACGACCGGAAGCTTCCGGAGATCTCAGGCATCGGCGTCATCCCACGCATCGGACATGCCGGCGATGCCAGCCACCGCCAGCGCTTCGCCCATTGCCGCAGCCAGGTCGTCCACCGGCATCGATGCCTGCAGGCGAGCCAGGCCCGCCAGCAGCTCCTCCAGCGAAGCGGCGTCGCCCACCAGCGCCTGCACCTGGTCGACCATGCCAGCGATCGCCGGATCGGCCTGCCGCTGCAGCAGGGCCGTCAGCTGGTCTTCGCGATCCGGTGCGACCGGCGTCGGCTTGGCCACGATGGCGGTGGTGGCTGCGACGGCGCCAGCAGGCGCTGCGGCCGGCGCAGGAGATTCCTGCAGCGGCACCAGCACGTCCTGGTCGTTGGCTTCGGCCTGCGGGATGCCCAGCTCGGTGTGTGCCCAGCCGCGGTTGATCCGCATGCCCATGCCGACCAGCTTCGGCAGCGCCTCGGAGAAGACCGTGATGTCCTTGCTCTCCGCGATGTCCAGCTTGAGGCGCGGGCAGCGCATATATCCATTCGGTGCCAAGCCGTTGAGCATGGCGATCGGATAGACCAGGTCGCGCGACAGCGTGGCGGCCACTTGCTTGGCGTCCGAGTCCTTCAACTCCTTGCGGACTTCGTTGTGGACGTTGCCCAGCGCGTTGGTGTTGCTGCCGCGGTCCGCCTGGCTGGTCAGCGTGGCGCCCAGGATGACCTTGCTCTGGGTGCGTTCGCACCAATCCATCATCAGCTCGAACGCCTTGGGGTCGCCCTCGGCGATCGTCGGGAAATCAAGCGTCATGCCATCGGGAATGATGCCGGCGGCGTTGTGCCCGATCTGGACCAGGGCGCGCAGCAAGGTCGCTTTCTCCTTCTCCGAGGCTCCCGGCGGGTACTTGCCCACGCGTAGCGGGATGCCGTAGATCTCCAGGAACTCCGCCAGGTCGCCGACGCTGTAGTTCTTGAAGAGGTAAGGCCACACGAGGGCACGGAACAGGCTGGCGCGCTCCACGTAGCCGCTGCGGGCCTTGTGCGTGTGCGTGATCCAACCGAAGGAGATTAGCGGCGCGCCGTCGGGGGAGTTGTCGCGCAGCCGGATCTCTTGCCGGTAGCCGCGGAACAGCCGGAACCACGACTGGGGACGGTGCTCGATCGACTTGGGTAGCCAGCTGCCGTCCACGCGCTGCCACTCGATTTCCTGGCAAGCGAAGCCTTTGCCGATTGCGTCGGTGGTGTCGAAGACGATGCTGTCGATGTCCTCGATGCTGCCGATCAGCGCCTGCAGCTCGATCGCCGCGCGCTTCTCTGCCGCGGTCGGATTCACCGGCGGCTCGATCTCCCAGGCCAGCCCAGACACGGCACGCCGCCGTTTGCTCATCTCCGACAGGATGTGGCCGTCACGCTCCTCCATGTCTTCGAACAGCTCGTACTGCGCGATCACGTCGCCTTGCTCGGCAGCGAGCAGGATGCTGTTGAGCTTGGAAGGCGTCAGGCCGCGCGCGGGGTGCCCTTGCCACTCCTGGTGCAAATGGCCGACCCGGCTCGTTTGCGGTTCGGCCAGGTCGGCGAGCCGGATGGGCTGGCCATCGGGGCCAAGGATGCGGGACGTGTTCACCATGCTTGCTGTTCCGGAATGTCGATGTCGTTGTCGTCGTTGGTCTCGGTGTCATAGCCGCGGCTACTGCGCGGAATTGCCGTCCAGTCGATCTCGGCGCCAGGGTGGCGGCTGGCGTAGTACATGAGCGCGATCGCGATGCCTGCGTCGCCGTGGCGCTGTCCGCCATCCTTGCCTACGCTGCGCTCGGGAACGCGCGCCACGCCCTTGATGACCTTGATCGCGCGCAGGTCGGTCAGTACGTCTTTGTCGCGCGGGACTGCGATCGTGTCGTCTTCGAACGCCTTTTTCAGCGGCGGCATGTTCTCGCGATACCAGCCTTCCGTGGCCATCACTAGTGCGACGCGGCTGAAGCCGAACTCTTGAGCAAGGAACTCGGATACCGCATGACCGTTACCACGCGCGTCCACTGCGGCCTTCACGAAGCGCGGCAGTCCCTTGATCACGAACTTAGCGATCTGGTCCTGCTGCTTGTGCGGCATGTTCCGCAATTCGAGGATGAACGGAATCTTGCGGCGCAGGTTCTGCTCGATCTGCGCGGGCACCATGACCGTGAGGTCGCCGCTGCGGCCGAAGTCCTGGCCGAACACGCTCTGCAGATCCGGATTCAGTCCCTGCAGGAGCGGCCGTACCTCCAGGTCCAGCCATTCCTGGATGAGCTGCCAGCGCTCGCCGTCGGGCAGTTGCTCGAATCCCTTCGGCGCGGTGTAGCGCAGCACCGGCGCTCCGTACATGCGCGCTTCCACCAGCGAGGAACTCAACCAGGCGCCGGTGCCCTGCGACGGGACCACGTCCAGCTCTTCCTCGGCGGCGGCACCGTAGAACGCGTACACGTCCGCGATCCACTTAGCCTGGGCATCGGCGTCCCACGCCACGCCCTTGCGCATGCAGACCCGCCCGAACAGGCCCTGGTCGACGGCTTCCTTGAACGTGATGCGGTGGACGCTGCCCTTGCGGCCGCCGGAGCGGATCTCGTTGACCAGCTCGTTGAACGGATTCTGGTCGCCGTCGTGGGTGCTGATCACGCGGACCTTGCCGCCCCAGATCAGCAGCGCCAGGGCCGCCTTCAGCAGTTCGTCCAGGGCGCCATGGAATGCCGCCTCATCGATCACCACCACACCCTGTTTGCCGCGCAGGTTCGCCGGACGCGAGGACAGCGCCACGATCCGGAACCCGCTGGCGAACCGGATGGTGTAGGTCTTGATCGACTTCTCGTCGTCGCCGTTCTTGAAGACCTCTTCGCCTTCCTCGATCTCCGACGCCGCTTCGTTAAACACGCGCGCCCACATGGCACAAGCCTCGATGTACTCGATGGCCATGTCCATGTTGTAGCCGATGTAGTACACGTTCATCCCGCCGGCCTGGCGGGACTTCGCGGCAATCAGTGCGTTGTCCGACGCCTCGGCCCAGGTCAGACCCACGCGCCGACTCTTCTCCGCGACCTTGAGGTCGCTGTCGTCGGCGATCCACTCGCGTTGGTACTTGAGCAGGACGGCATCGATCTCGGAATTGATCTGCCGCGCGATCGCCGCCGGCAGTTCCTTTTGGAGCAGGTCCGCCGCCATCAGCCGATGCCCAGGATCTTCTTACGCATGTCGGCGGCGGTCTCTTCCGAGAGGCCGCCGCTCTTGACCACCTTGTCCAGGCTCGCGGCCTGCTCCCGCAGCAGCTGCTCGCGCGCCTCGGCGGCGATCGCCTTTCGAACATTGACGCCGACCCGCTGGGTGTCGATCGCATCCTTGGCCGCTCGGGCCATCTTGCGGATCTCATCTACGCTGACCTTCTCTTGCGTCTGCATCCGCAGCGCAGCGTCGGTGGCCAGCGTCGTGACGGCTTGAGCCAGCAGGGCGCCTGACTTCTCGCCGATGCCGTCGCCCATTTCGCCGACCAGCGCCTGCGCGGCCTGGTCGATCTCGCGCATGCGGGCGGTCATCTCCGAAAAGCCGCGCTCGTAGCGGTGCAGCGCCGACCGCGACACCTCCGCTGCCGGGGTGCCCGGAAATGCCGCTTGCAGCTCGGTGATCATTTCGCTCAGCGTGAGCCGGCCCTCGCGGAGCAGACGCTCGACATGAGCCTTCTGCTCGGCAGGCAGTCGGCTGATGCTGGACTTGGCGCGACGACGGGCCATGCGCTTACTTCGGACTCGGCCGGCTGACGCCGGGCACGATCGCCATGCCGCGGGCCACGTCCATGCCGCGAGCGGACAGCTCCGCTACCTGGACGCCCGGCACCGTCTCGATCAGGCGCACTAATCCCTGGTCTTTCAGCCAGGCAAGATCGGTCAGCACGTCGTCGCGGCTGCTGGCGATGGCCAGGTAGTCGAGGCCGGCATGCAGGATGGACGAATTGGCGCGGTAGCCGATCTGCTCATACAGCAGCCGCAGCAGCACCAGGCGCCGATCCTCGCGCAGGCGCTCGGCGAAAGTCTTGTGTGTCATCGATCATTCTCCAGCAGGTGTTCTTGCACCGTTTGCATGACGCGGTTTGTGGTCTGCACCTGGCCCTCGATCGAGGACAGGCGCTCGTAGATCTGGCGGGTCTCGGCGTGGGTCAGGTTGGCCTGCTGGTAGATCTCCAGGCGGGCGACGCGCTCGGCCAGGCCCGAGTGCCGCCACCACATGACCATGCCCAGGAGCAGATTCCCCGCTGCCAGCAACAGCACCACCACCAGCAGCGGAATCACGAAGTCGCTCATCTGCGTTCGACCTCGCTGGCGCAGCGCACGCAGCGCCGTGTGTGGGGCAGCGCAAGCTGCCGCTCCTCGGGCACTTCGTCGCCGCACTCCAGGCAGTGCATCACCACCCCGCGACTGAAGATGCGAGCACGCTCCAAGGCGTGACGCTCCTCGCGATCCCGGCGGTCTGCATCGAACAGCTCCCACGCGCGCGCTTCGTCCTCGTTTGCTTTGTCAGCCGCGTCGTGCACTGGGATGCTCCCGGCCCAGGGCCAGATCGTTGATGTCAGAGGCGCAACCCTCATAGGCGCGCGCCTGGCCGCGCAGGGTGGCCGCGCGGTCGCCGGTCAGCTTCTTTGCTTGCTCTTGGCACAGCTGCGCGCGGGCTTCGTAGTCATTGCGCAGGCGGAGCAACTCGGCCTCCGTCGCGCCGGGCTTTCGTTTCACCTTGGCACTCCTTGGCGCCAAGGTCGGCTCGCTCCAGCGCCCTGCAGTACCACGCCCACGCTGTTGCTTCCCACTCGTCCATGGCTTGTGTCAGCCGGTGCTGGATGCTCTGGCAGTCGTGGTACTGCGCTGCGACCAGGTCGTGATTGCCGAGCAGCGTGCCCCACAGGTCGTTCGGCGGCTGCGGCAGGTCGGGACACTGCTGGCGCAGGCTCGGCTGGATGCTTGGAGGCGGCGGGCTTGGCGGTGGGTCGCGTGTTGCTTTCACGCCAGTGCCGCAGGACATCAGCGCCAGCGCGACCATCGCGCAGGTCAGGGCGCGCGCGCAGCAGCGCATCCAGGCTCGCTTGCACCGCCGCGGCTTGCAGTCGATTGGTTTCACGGTCGTTCTCTCTCTCTACGGCGATGGCATTCAGGCGGGCGACGGCCTGGCGGTAGCTGACGGCGTCATCAGCGCTGATCTGGCGCAGTTGCTTCACCTCCACCTGCATCTGGCGGATGTAGGTCGTCAGTTCGGTGCGGTCCTTGATCGCTTGCTTGCCTTCGGCCCAGCGATTGCCGGCCCAGATCCCGCCGATCAGCGCGACCACCAGCAGGACCACCAGCGACCAGCCGAGGACAGGCAGCAAGCCGGTCAGCGCGCTGCGCGTGCTCGCACGCTTGAGTTCTTCCAGCTCTACGCGCATGCCGCCGCTCCCGGCCAACCTGCGGCCAGGTAGGCCGGCTCCAGCGTCAGCAAGATGCGCTGCGGGTAGTGCACGTTCTCTTTGTGCGCCCACGTCGCGCGCACCCGGTAGGGCTCGACGGCGCGCCAGTCGTTCGCATTCGCGCCGGCCTTGTAGGCCAGGCTGCGCTCGCGGTTGAGCATCGTCTCGCCGCCGTTGTACGCGCGAAACGTGAAGGCCCAGCGGCTGCACTCGGACAGCGGGCGCGGCCCGTAGCCCATCACGCGGTCGAGCAACCAGCGGTCATAGAGCGCAGCGGCAAGGATCGACTGCTGTGCGTTCCATGGATCGAAGTTCGCCAGTTCCTTCGGATATACCGTGGCGATCCACCGCGCGGTGCTGGGCATGAATTGCGCGATGCCCTGTGCGCCAACCGGCGACTTCGCGTTGGCGCGGAAGCCGGACTCCTGGTGGAGCTGCGCCGCCAGGCGGGCGCTGGAGCCTTCGACGCCCCAGGCGCGCGCCACGGCCTGCTCGACGCGGTGCCGGTAGAGGGCAGACGCTGGCGCAACGCGGACCTGTGGCTTGGCAGGCTCCAGTGTGGCCGCGCTCGCCGGATTGCTGACCATCGCCGAAGCCAGGGCGATCAAGGCGAACAGCGCCAAGGCAAGCGCAGCCGTCGCTTCGCGCCAGTCGCCATGATGTCGCGTCCAGAATGCCTTCCAGCGCTTCATCCGATCAGCCCCGCGGCGAGCATCGCGCAGCCCAGCAAGGTGACGCGGCGCGTCTGCGCCATCGACTTCTCGATGCCTTCCAAGTTGCGCGGGTCGGCGCCGCGGAAGACCGTCAGGTCGACGCCGAACCCGATGGTGGCGGCCATGGTGATCTTGCTGGCCGCCCAGATGTAGCTCGCCAGCAGGATCGGATTGATCAGGGCGACGATGAGCAGCAGGAACAGGCTGACGACCAGCCAGAGCCAGATGTAACCGATCCGATCGAGCAGCGAGCTGACCGATGCGACGGCACGGAGAAACGGGTTGTTGGGCGACATACGCACTCCTGGTGTGGAGCCGGCGCCGATCGTAGTGACCGGCGCCGGCAGGCAACCGGGTGCGTTGTGTAGACGCTGCTGGCTCGTTGCGAGCCAGATTCCCCCGGTGTGCACACGTTGCGCGCGCGAGGGCGTGAGTCGGGACTAACCGACGTTAGTGCAACAAAAAGCCCCGCTCGGTGGCGGGGCTTCTATTACCGAAAGGCGATGTGTTCTTCAGTCTCTAGGCGACTTCGCGTTCGATCACGCTCCGCCTGCGCGCTGGAGACTCTCTGGCTCCATCCCGAATCTGCCATGGCGGGTTCAAAAAGACGCAGGAATCTCGTGGTCGCCGCCCAGTCTTCTTTGACCGCATTTCGCAGGTCGCCCGATGGCAACGCATCAACGATCAGGCCGTAACTCGCGTCGATTTCGCCCTGCCGCTTGTGGGCGTTGTCCATCACCAGAATAACAGTGAGCGGGTTGCCGTCTGCGGTCGATCGCGCTCCGTTCGCTAGCGCTTGCGCTTCGGCAAGAGTGAGGCTGGATAGCAGGTCTGCCAAAACGGTTGCTTCGCCGATCTTCGGACGGAGCGCTTGATCATAAACGGGCTTCTCAGCTGGGATCGACGCCGTCTTTTGCGCTGCCGGCGCCGGCGCGTCCGAGCTTCCAGTGCAAGAGGCAGAAGCCACAATCGCGGCGAGCAAGACCAAGCCAGGTAGTGCCTTCAGATTTTCCTTCCAGACCACGACTATCCCTCATGTTGTCCAAAGTTAAGCCGCCCCTGCACCTTCGACAGATGCAGTTCCTTTTGCTCGCGGCAGATCCGATAGACATGGATGTCCGTCAGGCCGTACTCCTCCGCGAGCTGGCGAATATTACCGCGCCGTGCCCGGTGATAGATCTCTGCGTCCCGCAGTGCCTTACGCAAGCGATCGCCGCGAGGAAGATACAGCATCCTGCCGCCGGCATACTCGGCCTGGGCTAGCACGCCGGCGGTGGCCAGCTTGGCGGCTTGCGCATCGCCCACGCCCAGTCTCCGATAGGTCGATTCCAGCACTGCAACCATGGCCGCCAGCATCGGCGCCCAGCGATCTTCGGGCACGTCCAGCGTGCCGCGCTCGATCAGTTCGATCGCCGCCAAGCCGGTCGGAGTACCCCACAGATCGCCTTGGTCGCTCATTGCGCCGCCCCGTACTTTTCGCGCGCCTTCGTGCGCTCGGCTTCCGCCTGTTCCGACGTGAACTGCTCCATTTCCTCCATGCGTGCGATCCAAGCCAGCTGGCGCTCCAGCGGCGTTTCCTTCGCCGTGGGTGTGAGCGTCACGCCACCCTGCACGTGCCGGCCAGCTCGGGTGTCCGCTTCGCGTTGGCGCTCTTCCGCTGCATCTGCCTTGTCAGCCAGCCCGAACACAACAGCCCGCAGGTAGCCGTGGGATTCCAGCGGGAGGCTGAGCGAGGCGCGCTGCGCCAGCATCTGCTCCATGCCCAGCGCCCACATACCCTGCGAAGCCGGGCGGCGCACGCCGTTGCGCTCATCCCGACAGACGTTGCCGGCCACGACCAGGTCAGCGACCTCCGCTGCGATCTTGGCGGCCCGTGCCATCCGCAGCGAGGTCTTCAGCGGCTTGAACAGGCCAAGGTAGGCGATCGTGGCGCGCCCCAGTTCGGGAGACATGCCGGCGACCGTCATAGCGAGGCGCTTGCCATCGTCTTCCACGAAGAACGCGGCAACGTGCGCCTGGGCGCCACACTCGGGGCAAGTCGCGCGCATCAGTGGACTCGCGTGTCCGGCAGGAACAGCAACGGCGGCCGTTCCAGCGAAGTCAGAGCGTCCAATAGGAAACGGCGCACGTCGTCGTCCTGCTTGCCGCCGGCCCGCAGCAACTGGATGCTCAGGTTCGCCAACTGATTCAGGTAGAAGACCACGTGGGCGGGCGGCATCTGCGGGAGCTGCTGCAGCACCATCGCCATCGCGGGAGCGGTCGATTCCCTCATGAGCCTTTCGAAGTCGCCTTGATCAATTGCCATCACGCCCTCCGTTTGGGTGTAGTGCCATCGGGATCTGGTCGCGCCCGGATCTGATCGGCGGTGACTGTTTCAAAGCGCACCTGCACCGGCTCGTTTACGACGTAGCCGACACGGTGCTGGCTCGCGCCGTCGTAGTCCACGTCGACCGCATTTGCTAGCAACGCCACCACCTTCATGCCTTCGGCGGCCGGCATCAGCAGGTGCTGGTAGCCGATCGTGACGATGCACAGCGGCCCGTTCTTTGGTTTCGCAGCCATCAGGGTCTCCGGTTGGCATCGATCTGCAACGCGGCCACAAGCCGGTGCAGCTGTTCGTGATTGAGGAACTCCAGGCGGTCCACGCCGAACATTTTCCGGGCCATGGCGTGGGCGTACTCCCAGGGACGCTTCGCCTGCGCGAGCAGCGCCTCGGCCTTGCGCAGCATCGGCACCTGGTCTGTGTTCTTCGGGCGGTCAGGCCAGGCCTTCGCTTGCCAGCCAAGCCTCGCCAGCTCGGCTAGCACCTGGTCGCGCTGCTGGTGCGTCATCGCAGCGGATGAGCTGCGCCCGGTCACGCGCTGGAGCATTTCACGGTAGGCCGAGTCATCCATACCCAGCTCCTTCTGGGCCATCTTGATCTTGGCGATCTGGACGCGACGGATGGGGTCGGCAGCGCGCTTCATACGATCTCCTGGAACGCGTCGAGCGGCACGAAAGCGTTGAACTGGGTGCCACACGCTTCGCATTCCAGGATCAGGTCTGCGCGTGCCTTTCCTTCTGGGTCCTGGTCGGGCGCCACCCAATCTGCCAATGTCAGCTCCGCAAGTTCGATGAGATCCGCCTGGCACTTCGGGCATGGGACTACCGGGGCCGTGGCCATGTCAGCGGCCCCCGTTGTCGATGGCGTCGAAGCGCCAGCCGTCGACCTGGAGCGAATCGCGGATGAGGGCGCCATGCGTGCCTGCCGTCAGCTGGCGGTGCGCCTTGTTGGCCAACTGCTCGGCGGCCGCCATCGCATCCTCCCGCCTGACATGCTGTTGCTGTTGCCGGCCGGCATACGGAAACAGCCAGTTCAGCAGCGTGTTGATCTCCTGGGCCGTGCTGTTGTCAGTGATCGCCATCGACCGTCTCCTGCATCGGGTAGAACTTCACTCCGCGGTACTTGCGTTCGGCGCACCACTTCACCCATGCCGCCAAGGCGTCGCCCTTGGCCGTGTCGGTTTCGTCCTGGGGCGCCTCCGGCACTCCGGGCACCAGCAGGCAGCCAGCACTGGCGCCTTCGCCATGGCGTGCAAGAACGTCGAGTGCATGGCGCAGCGACGCCTCTTTGCCGGAGGCGATCTGGATGGCGCCTTTCGGCGTGCGTGTACCGAACTCGATCAGACCGCTGGACCAGCACCAGGCCTTCATGCCGGCACCTCCGCGTTCGTGTCGTCGAAGTGGATCAATGCGGGGTTGTTGATGTGCCGCTTGAGCCGCCATGGCCACACGTCGCCCCGCGCCTCGATGTACTGAAGCGCACGCTGCACCACAGCCAGGTCCTGCTCGGCCTCTTCCCCCGGCTCCACCACCTGGGCGGTGTCGTAGAACACCGTGTCCTCGATCCAGTGCTGCCGGGCGTACAACTCGATCTCGCCGCGCACGTTGTCGTCGGCGATCGCCATCGCCAGCGCGAGCAGGCCGGAAGGATTGGCCAGGGCGGAATGGTGATATTGCGATCCCATCTCAGACCCCCGCGATGTCGAGGGCGATGGGGCGGTACTCCCCATTCGCGTCGCGCTCGTAAACGCGGACATAGCTCTTCGAGCCGACGACCTGGACGGCCTCGGCGATCGCGGACATGGCCTGCTGCCAGCGCGGATCATCGATCGCTAGGCGGCGCAGCGACAGCACCTGGCCGGTGCGGATGTTGCCGGCCTGGTCGACCCGGAATGCATCGTTGATCAGGGCGCGCAACTCGCTGCGAGCGCCTTCGGTCCACTCGGTCAGGCAAGCGTCGATGAGCGACTTGGCAGCCTGCAGGCGCTCGTCGAAAGCAATGCTCTCCTGGATCGCGCGCAGCACCTTGTAGCGGCCGTCGAAGCTGAGCAACTGCACGTTGCCCTTCTTGCCGCCAAGGCGGACGCGATACTGCTCGGCGCTCAGCTGAACGAACGCTTCGATGTCGCCGAACGTGCCGGCCTTGAACGCCGCGATCGCGCCGCTCAGCGCTTTCGCCTTCTGGACGATCTCTTGGACCAGTTCGTCGCGAGCCAGGTCGATCGGCTTGATGTGGGCCAGCGGGATCAGCCGGCCTTGGGCGTCCTGTCGGAAGCCCTGTGGGATTGCATTCATGGTGTGGTTCCTCGGTCGAGGTCCGTGCGGTTGCCGCCGCACCGACGGTGTGGCTCAAGCGGCGGGGAGAGATTTGCGGGCTTTGCGCAGGGCGCCGGAGGCCGCGACCAGGTGCGCGAGCAGGCCGTGCGCCAGCTGCGCGCTGCAGGCGTCCTCCAGGGCGTCCTGCAGGTCATCGGCGATCGCGTCGAGCCTTTCGCGTAGGGCGAAGGCAGTGGGCAACATCCGCGCCATGCCGCTGGAATCGGTGACTAGCGTCGGTACAACCTTCATGCCGGTGGTGGCCAGCACCAGCGAGTCCGACTCGGTGCGTGCCACCTCCGGCGTGGGTTCAGGGGTTGGTTGCCCAGCGGCCGCCGGCTGCTCGTCAGACTCCAGCACCAAGGCAGCGCCAGGCCGGATCAGCGAATAGACGCGCAGGTTGGTACTTCCCTCGGCGGCGATGAGGCCGTCGCTGGTCAGCCGGGCGATCGCCGCATAGCGCAAGGGGCGCTGCACGTCGGCCAGTTCTTCGCGCACCTGCGCCGAAGTCAGCATCCCGCCAGCGGCTTGCATCGCGGCGATTACGCGGGTGCAGGCGTCTTCCAACTTGCTCATATCGGATTGCTCCTTGCGGGAAGGCTTCACCTGCACGCCGTGCAGCCCAAAGCCCAGAGGTTGGAAGGGGCCGCTCATGCGCTTTGCGCCGATGGCGGATTTCGTGCTTCGTTGACTTCCCACTCCAGCAGCACGCCCTGGAACGGCGCGACCATCACGTGCCGGCGCGTCAGCGCGGTGCACTCGCGACGGCGCATGGCGCCCTGAATCCACGCGTCCCGCGGGGGATCGATCACCACGACCGGGCGGCTGTCGGCCAGGCGGATCTGGCGTGGCTGGACCTTGCGCTCGGAGAGCGCGTACACCGCGGCCATCGCGGCCTTCAAATGCTCGTTGAAGCGGGCGCAAACCGGGTCAAGCCTGTGCATGGTCTTGGTCCTTCAGCAAGTGGATGAGGCGCTGGGTGGCGCGATAGCTCACGGCGCGCAGGGTGCGATCGAGCAAGTCGCCATAGCTGACCGCGATGCCTGCCGCTGTAAGCAGCGCGGCGTGCTGGTCGGTGACGTAGCGCGTGGGCAAGGCGCGAGCCTTCAGTAGCTGCCCGACCTCGCGGCGCTGCCGCAGGGTGGATGTGGGCACGGTGGTCGTGGTGGCGCCGAGGGCTGCGTAGCCCGCAGGGCCATTGCCACGTGGAGCGCGGGGCTTAGCGAGCATGGGCCTGGGCGTCCTTGGCGAGCTGCAGCAGCTCGCCCACCGTCAGCTCATCCACGGTCTTGCCGTGGTCTGCGATCGCCTGCACAACGCGGCAGCGCTGCGGCAGTGCGGCGGTTCGCAGACCACCGATCAGCGCTGCCGCAGTCACCAGGTCGGCCGTGATAACGGGGATGCTGGCTTTGTCCATCAGATCATCACTCCCAGCTCCACCGCAGCGTGCCGGATCTCGTCGCAGCCGATCGGTCGGTTCTGGGCCTTGGCGTAGGTTGCAGCCAGCCGCAGCACCTTGTTGAGGACGCGCAGTGCACCAGGCGTGGCGGCGATCTTGCGGATGGCGTCCTTACAGGGCGAGTCTTCGATCCCCCAAGCCGCGATGATCGCGTCCGCGTCGCCCGTGGTCGCCTTCCTCAGAATGATCTTCTTGCCGATGCGGCTATACAGGCGGTCGAGGAAGGGCGCGCGGTTGCCGCCACTCATCTGCGTATACACGCGCTCGTTACCGCATAGCACCAGGCCGATGCCGGTCTGGTCGTTGATGGAACGGACCTGGTCCAGCGCCTGGACCGTCATGTGCTGTGCTTCGTCCAGTACCAGCACACCGTTCGTATCGCGGACGCGGGCGAAGATGGCGCGCTGCAGGTAGGCCGCGGAGTTGGGCACGTCGCGCAGCCCCAAGGCGATCGCGATTTCCTGCAGGCAGCTCATGACGCTGCCGGTGGCCGGGGTCAGCTCCACGTGCCAGACGTTCGGCGCGATCTTGGCGTAGCGGTGGATCGTCTTGGACTTGCCCAGGCCGGCGCCACCAATGATCAACGCGATATCGCCCGCCATCTGTGCATAGCGCAGCACGGCGAGGATTTTCTCGCTTGTCGGCGTGGGCACCCAGTCAGGGCCGTCGGGTAGCTTGCCGGCGGTCTTGCGCTCGTCCAGCGCCTGCAGCCATGTCTGCAGCTTACGGGCGACGTTCTGCATGTTGCCCGCGTAGGTGCCGCCGAGGAACTGCGACAGCGTCGCGCCGCTGACATCGGACTCGCGCGCAATACGGGCTTGCGAGTAGCTCGGGTCATCCTGGGCCACAACACGAATGCGCTCGCGCAGATCGGCGAGCTGCTCCGGCGAGAGTTCCTGGGATGCGGTGGGCAGGGCGGTGACATTCATCGAGAGGGTTTCCTTGGGTTGGTTCGGTGCGACAGGAGGCAAAGGAGCGCGCCGGAGCTTGGAGAGGCGCTCGCGCCTCGCCTGCAGGGCGCTTCCGGGTGTTGGTGGCTTGGGTGTCTTGCGCTGGTCGACGCCGGTGCGAACGCGGACATGGGTGCGATAGCGCTCGGGGCACGTGGTCTCAACGAGCAGCCGCGCCAGGCGCTCGCGCCGGCGCAGCCACGCGCTGCCGCCCGAGGGCGTGGTGACCTGGACGGTCATGCGTCGTCCTCCGGCGCCTGCCAAAGCACTGACGACTGCTGCTGCGCAGCCATGCGCTCCATCAGTGCTGCAAACGCGGTGTCGTGATCATCCGTACCGGTGCGCTGCAGGACGGCCGGCTGTTCGACGGCCGGCGCCTTACGGCGGCCGAAGATCGGCGCGATCACGCCTGCCGGCGGCAGTTCCTCCGGCATCGGGGATGGCAGCTGCGCGGCGACGCTTGCGGCGTCCATGCGCCGCTCGGCGTCCAACTGCTGGCGGCTGGCTCGGCGGAATTGCCTCTTGGCGCGGGAATGCTCGCGGGCGGCGGCTGTGTCTGCGAAACCCACGGCAGCGATGCAGTCGGCCTCGCCTAGGTACACATTCGCAAGCGTGTAGACCTGCACGACCGTGTGCAGCTGCTCAGGATCGAAGCGCAGCATCAGCTTCTGGCCGGCATGCGGTGCGATCGCTTCGGACCAGTAGCGGTTGCCGGATAGACGCACGCTGCCGTCGCGAGCGTCGCTGGTGACCACGTCGGTGGCCAGCAGCATCTGGCGCAACTGCTCGGTCGTTGCCTTGCCGATAGTCGATACAGCGTAGGACGCGGCGAATGCCTGGTCGAAGGACAGTTGACCGCCGCACACGCGTGTCCGCCGGCCGGCACGCGCGTTGTGGGCGGCGACCTCTTCGTTGAGCACCCGCACGAACTCGTCCAGCGGCACGGCCTTGGACCCGTAGTTCTCCGGCTTTGCGTCTGGCTTGTTGCCGGTGTAGGCGCCAGCAAACGCGGGGTGCTTTGCGATGCGGTCGCACAGATCACGCCATGCGCGCTCGATCGGCTTGGCTTGGCCGTGGTATGGGGTCGCCCAGTGGATCTCGCATCCCATCCCGGTCAGCACGCCGGTCGGGTCGTCTTCGCGCACCTTGAAGCGGAACCGGTTGGCGGTGCCGCCGGTCAGCATCTTCGATGCGAAGCCGCGGCCGTTATCGAGCCACACCTTCTGCGGGATGCCGTAGCGCTCCACAACATCGCGGAAGGCGAACCGCGCGAGATCAGAGGATTCCGTCTCAGCGATGCGGTAGCCCAACAGCTTGCCGCTGTAGAGGTCTTGGACGCCGACCATGATCGGGCGCGCTACGGTGCCGTCCGGCCACCGCGCGAACACGTCGAACTTGTGGCCGTCCGCGTTCACCGCCTCCAGGGCGTGGAAGATGCTGCGATCGCGTTCCTGTGCGGGGAATGTCCGGTCGAAGGCTTCCTGACCTTGGCGAGCCAGCACCAGGACGCCGCGCGGCAGTTCCGCCTTGATGCGGCGCTGGAAGGTCTTCAGCGACGGGATGGCCCAACCGTGAACCCTTGCCACGCGCACGACGCGGTCGTAGCAACTGCTAGCGGTGGGCGCTTCCACACGCAAGTAGTCCGCTTTGAACAGATCCCACGCCTCGGCCGGAATCTCGGCAGTGACGGTGCGACCGGTATACGCAGGCACCAGCATCGCCAAGCGGTGCTGCTTTTCGACGCCCGCCACTTGCGCAGCCCAGCGCCCCAGGCTCGCCTCGCTGACGCCGCGCTCGTCCTGCCGCTGCAGCTGTGTGGCGACGAGTGTGCGCGCATCCAGCAGCGGCTGGCCGTCGGCGACCAGCTGCTCCACCGCCTGCAGGGCGCGTAGGCGGCGTGCGGCCTCTGCCTTCAGATGCTGGGGCACGGCTTCGTAGCGCTGCCAGGCGGACTGGATCTGCGCGGCGCTGGGCGCGGACACGGCGCGACGTTCGCGTGCCCGTTCCACGGCAGCACCTGCAGAACCGGCTCCCGCGCCAGAGCGCAGGAAGAGCGCGGCTTGCACGTCAGCGGGTAGCGCCCGCGTCTGGTAGTAGCGTTTCGCGCCGCCCCGCGCAGAACGCGACTCAAATGGCCAGTTTTCCTTGGTCGCTCGCCGTTCGGCCGAGCGTTTGGTGATTCCGAGAACAGCGGCGATGGCGTTGAGATCCATTGCTTCCCCCGAGCAAATGCCATCGGCCATCAACGGACCCTCCGGCTCAGGCTCTTGAGGGCCTTGATCTGCTCGCACGCGAGCTGGCGCTCTCGCTCCAGACGTCCGATTTCCGCATCGAGCGTGGCAGCGCCCAGCAGCAGCTGTCCGCCGACCACCGAGCCATGCCATTCGGCCAGCCGCGTGCTGCTGCACACGATCTCCAGCACCGGCGCCAGCCAGAGCGGGCAGTTGAATTCTTCGCGGCTTTCCGCGGTGTAGCCGTCGAGCATTGCCTTGGACACGTCGCGGCCAGCCAGCCGGCTTGCGCGCGCAGCCACTTCGAAGCGGTCTAGGCCAGCCGCATGCGCGTCCTTCAGCATGTCGCCCACGATCAGGGTGACCGGCTGGCGGAAGTCCATGCTGCCCGGCACCTGGGCTGCAGGCCGCGGCACTGCGAACATGTCGCCGGTGAGGGCGTCGGAGCGAGCTTTGCGCTTCATGCTTCGACACCCCCACCTACGGCCGCACAGGTCACACAGGCGGAGGCGCTCGCTGGCGTCCTGCCGGCGGCCACGACGTGGCGAGCCTGCTCCCTGATTGCCGGGGTTTTCGCGTATGTCGGCGCGGGGCACTGGCCGGCTGATCCCCACCCGTTAGCCCGGGTCAGGCGTGTGTTGAAGGAACCGCTGGCGCTGGGCACGATCTCCGCGGTGGACCGGCCTTCGTCCCATCCTGCCCACCAGGCATCGGCGGCAGCCGAGCCGGTCGGATGAGGATTGCGGGTAGCCGGACCAGCAGCGAGCCAGCGCGTCAGCGCGGCGCGGCAACCGGCCATGTATTCCGGGCTGCGCTTGTCGCGGCCAGGGCTGAAGATCCCGGCCATCAGCCGGTCGATCTGCTCTGCGGTGTAGAGGGGGGCGCTGTTCATTGCGCGGTCCCGTTTTGCGGATTGCGGACCAGGCGCAGCCTGCTAGGCTTGGCACCAGCGGGAAGCAGAGCCTTCTGACCGCGTTTGCGGTTCGGCTTGCCGTCCTTGCCGTATCGGGTCGGCCAGATCTCCGGCGCGCTGATGCCCAGCGCCTCGGCGATGAGGGCTTCTGCGAGCGGGTATGGCCGGTGCAGCGCCTTCGCGAGGCTGTTCGGATTGTTGTAGCCGTTGAGGATGCTGAGCTGGCGCAGGGAGATGCCCTTCATGCGCAGCGCAGCACCCACTTCGGCCGGGTGCCAGTCCTTGAGGCTGGTTTTTTTTGCTGCCTGTAGTGCCGTCACGTTTCGGGATATCCGTTGGCGGTGTCTATGCGGCAGATATTACGCACGTATGTGCGCATGTCAAGCAGGATCGTGCGTCGCACTTTCCCCTATCTGCGAACGAACGTGCGCTGAGGCGAAAATTGTTATGAAACATGGACTTGCAGAAAGTGCGACGCGTACGGGCCTTGTCGCACTTCGCGTCGCACTTGGGGGGCGCTAAGTGCGACACGGCGACCTAGGGACAATTGGCGAGCGAATGGCGCACATACGTGCGTCAGCATCCCAGCGGGAGTTCGCAGAGGAACTTGGGGTTCCGCTCCGGACCTATCAGAACTACGAACAGGACAAGCGCGAACCCGACTTACGAACGCTGATCGGTCTGCATGAGCGCGGATGGAACCTCAATTGGGTTCTCGCAGGCTCCGGCAGCGAGCGCCTGGAAGCCTTGGGATACAAGGCTTTGCATGCTCGAGAGGAAGCGGATTTACGTGTTCGAGAGGAAGGGCCGCTATACCAATCTCAGGCTGCGCGATCCCAAGACATCAAGCTGGCCGTCCAGTTGACAGAGGAAGCCTTGGACGGGGGAAGGTTGGAGCCGGCGGACTACGCCACCCTGGTTTCCCTCATCCATGACGCCTTGGTCAATGGCCTGCCAAGCGCCCAGGTGTTGGCGTTCGCTAGACCCGCTGCGCGCGGGATCAGGGGTCAAGATGACGGAACGGATGTGGGTGGATCAGGTGCGGCAACTGCTCGTTAGGGCCAAGACCGAGCAATCGGTGGCGTTTTCGAACCTTCAGGCGCTCAAGGGCAGCATCGACGGCGCCCTTAGCGCTGCGCAGGCGCTGAAGGGGGAGCGGCAACGTGGGGCGCCCTTGCCACCTCCTTATCCCATTCAACGCCGGAACCTGTTGGCACAAATCGCGCAAAAAGGCCGCTATTACGGGCTTTCTGATGAAATTCAGGCATTTGTGTACGCGGCGAATGCGCAGGTGATCCAAGAGTTGGACAACGACCAGCTGGGTGCGTTACATGCTTGGCTCACGCAGTGGGTCGAGAACATGCACTCAGGCTGCGATTCAGCTTTTGCGCCCCCAGCGCGCTAA